TTTCGATGATGTCTTCACAACGTATTTATATAATGAAATCTCTACGGAGATATCGGAATCAACTTCTTATACAGATTTGATGGCTACGGTAGGATGCGACATTCTTGACACCTGTGTGGACGATGTCGTTGATGATATCATTGCCAACACAATGGATGTCGTCGAGCCACCAAGTGATCCCCTTGCTGAACCATCGATGGATTTTGGTGATACCGATACCGTCGAACCGCAAGATATGGAAACCGAAATGGAGATGGCGGAAGTCGATCTGACACCGCCGCCTGATATCCAACCTCCTACGATGGACGCCCCGCAGCCAGAGATTTCCGCTGAAGTAGAGGCAGAAGTCGAGGTCGAGATAGAAGCGGAGATCAACGACGAAATGGAAACCGCCGCCCCGGCGGAAGAAGTCGAGACTACGGAAACTGCTGAAGCTGATGTAGATGATGTCGAAGATGAGCCAACCGAAGTGAAGAAGAAACAGAAGCAGAAGGCGGCCAACAAAATCGTCAAGAAGATGGGCGACAAAGGTCGGTACGACGGTGGTAATCAACTCAAGACGCTCGTGGTGATGAATGTTCTTGGCAACAGCGCACAGTTTTTTGACAGGACGGTAGTTCTCAAAGATACGCAAGCTGGCAAGATGTTTACGGCAACACGGGTTCCAGATTCAGTCCTACCCGCTAACAACTATAGCCAATACTTCCTGTTCGGTGTTGGTGATGCAGCGCATGATGCTCTAGTAGATAGCCAATATAAGGGTTAAGGGTGATGGGTAAACGATCTGATTTCAAACGTAAGGAACGTGATTTCTACGCAACCCCATACGAAGCCACAGTGCCGCTACTGTGCCACTTGCCTCGTTATACTGTCTTCGATGAACCGTGTGCTGGCAACCGTGACTTAGTTCGACACCTTGAATCAGATGGTCATCAATGCGCCAGAGCAAGTGACATCTCCGATAAGCATCCAGTAGACGCGCTGGATATAAAAGAATCTGGCGCTAAGTTGTTCATCACTAATCCCCCGTGGCAGCGTAGTTTTCTACACGACTTAATACTTAATCTCAGCACCATCTTGGATACTTGGCTGCTCATCGACGCGGACTGGGTTCATACCAAACAGTCCGCTCCTTATGTAGATCGATGCCGGAAAATTGTCAGCGTTGGTAGAGTTAAATGGTTTGGCAATATGACCGGCAAGGACAACTGCGCTTGGCATCTTTTTAGTAAAAGAGAAGGACCGACTGCTTTCTATGGTCGATCTCAAGGGCTAGAATCATAATGGCCGAGGTCGAATATAAGGGGATCAAGATAGGAATTGGAGGCAGTAAACTCCTGTTGATCATCCCATTATTAGGGACGGTAGGTGCTGGCCTTTGGGGCGGTTTTGAATTTTGGAAAGACTATCAGAACTTACAAAAAACAGTGAAAAAATATAAAGCCCCAGACATGTCGGGGTTCGACAAGAAACTGGCGGTGCTATTAAAGCAAATGGTGTCGGTAAGAGAGTCGGTTTCTGAGTCCACCGATTACACACGGGATATTAAAAACGATCTCAAACAGGATATAACGCGCCTTGAAAAACAAGTTGATGCCGCCGAAAGGCGCAGCAAGGATACGTTCAGACTAGTGCGTGAGAGTACAGACAAGAATGATGCTAAAGTTAGGAAGATGATTACGGACAGTTCGACAAGGTTCGACACCAGAAGGGCGGCCTTGCGTGATGAGATGAATGAACTTAGCAAACGGGTGGACGGAAAAATAAAGAAGGCGCTGGAAAATCCGTTGGCAGGTTTAAGGAAATAAGGAGAAGTGGAATGTTTGAGTTACTCGGGACAGTCCTAACTGGTGGTGCGACTGGCATTATCGGGTCTGTTATTGGTAAGGCTTTCAGTTTCATCGACGCATGGCAAGAAGAGAAGAAAGCGGATAACGAACATGGAAGAACGCTCGAACTCCTTGAGTTGCAAAATAAACTTGGTGCCGAGGAATCAGAAAGAGAACTGGCTATCGCTGAGACTACAGCCGCCTCCGATATTAGGATGGCGTCCTACGGTCAAGCATCTTTAGCAGGGGATGGTAGCCCTTGGGTGGTCGATTGTCTCCGCCTTATTAGACCTTTTTTGACAATATCGTTGATTGCGCTCGTGGGCATCCTTTATTTCAAGGCCGTACCAGATGGCCGAGCAACCATCGAAGCCTCTGTAATATACATGGCTTCAAGTGCGGTTCTCTGGTGGTTCGGGGATCGGGCTCTTAGGAGAAAGTGATATACATATATAAAGTCTTTGTTGTGATCTGCCCATTGATGGCTCCAGAATGCCAATTGTTGGAGGAACATAATAAGAGGTATCAAGTTCTCGACAGATGCATGGAAAAGTCAGTCACCCTTTTGGCTGAGATCAAAAAGGAAACCCCCAGCCAGCAAGTCATTGCATGGTGCTGGGGGTTTAAGGATAAAGCGGTCACTAATGTTGCGCCAGGAACCTACGACTGAGATCCCGTTGGCTCGATGTCGAGTTTGGGTTCGACAGGATCTGACAAGCCTCACGTTTCAGCTTGAGGACCAGTTCTGCCGGGGGCCTCATGCGGTCACCAGATCGCCAAGGCGGTTGAACGCCTCGCTTACTTGCACCGCTTGTTCCTCATTTACATCGTTGCCATGCATCGCGACTTGCTCCCGCCAATTTTTTTGACGATCCAGAAACTCGATAGCCGCGCCTTTGATCTCGCGCAGCTGCTTGAGTTCCTCATCAGTATCCGGAACCAGAGCGATTGATCTCGCTTTAAACTTTTGCCGGATGATATGGCCTCGATCCTCCAGGCCGCGCAGCAGCCTGACGGCTCCCGATCTGGCCCTCAGTCCAAGCGCCTCGATGATCTCATCATTTGTCGGTGGGATCCCATTCTCCCCTAAATACTTTTTGATGAAACTCAAGCACTCGGTCTGCCGCTTTGTCATGCCTAACTTGGTCATGCTCTGCTCTCCTCATCCTTGGCCTTGGCCGAGAGAGTCTTGATCAGTTTCTTGTACCGATCCTTGATGTCTGCCCCCAGCGCCTCGCGCTCCTCGCAAAGACGCTCGATAGTGTCATCGTTTGCCTTTTTAATGATTGAGGCACTGTGTCGCCGGTCATTGAGATTGATCCCCTCCTCATTCGCAGCGCGCCCGATGGCTGCGATGAACTCTCCATACCACATATCGGCATCCAAGCACTCAATGACCTCACCATCGAGTATGAGTTCCCAGGCTCTGCTCTCAGGGGCCTCTGAGGACGCTGGAGTGGTTTCTGCTTCCTTGGGTGCTTCTGGTACCTGGGCCTCCTTAACCTCAACAGGCGGCTCTCCTAGCGTGTCATTTTCTATGACATCCCCCTTAAAGGCTGTATCTAGTGGATTTTCGGGTTCGGTCTGTTCAAATGACTCTTTATCCTCATCTACCCCGACACCTTTGAGTGCATCTGGAAAAGCATCGCGGATCGCGAAACCCCTGGCTCTCATCTGGAGCATCCGGTTCGGATACTGTTGCCACGGCCCCGCTTTGTTGAGCAGACCGGCGCGCTTGGCCTCGCCAACAGAGAACGTCCTCTCGGTATCAACTTTCTCCGCATTGACAAGCCGAGTGATTCGGCAGTGCGCCGTCTCCCCGTCCAGCCATTCCTGATGACCTCCGTATTGAGGATGCGCTGTGACCAGAGCGAGAGCAGCGTCTCCGTATATGGTTGGCTTGCCGTTGATGACGGCAATGTTTTGGAGCGCCGACATGATCGGCAGTCCGACTTCGCTGCCCCACTGCACGGCAACCAGGATATCCTCCGGCTTGTTCTGGAATTGCTTTGGCACCATGCTCGACGCCGCCAGCATCTTTGAAAACTTGATGGCCTCGTTCATGGTCTTGGGAACCAACATTTTTCTGGTCATTATTTTTTCTCCTTGACGGTAATGGTTGACTGACGCTTGCTCGATGCCTCCTTGGCCGGAACAGTTTTCTCCGGCTGCGCCTTGAAGTGCCGCATCGGCCACTTAAACTCATAGCCCTCGACGGTGCCGGTGACATGGTTGCCGAGTTGCTCCTGGACTTTGGCGTTAATGATCTTGACGGCGTCCTCGCCTTCCTTGATCGACGCCTTGAGCGCCAGAAATTCCTCGGCCAGCTTGGCAAAGGACGGGTCCAGATCCTTGGGAATCTCATCATCACCCTCACCATAGATTAAGAGTGCATCTGCACTATTCTCGATGTTATACCAGCGCACTGGATCGCTCCGCAGCCGATTGTCAAAATCGATGACCGCGTCAGAAATGGCGGCAACAGTTGCCGCATGAGGAACAAACACGAAACATCTAAGCGCGATTCCCTGATATAGGATCCCCAGCGCCCCCCAGGCATAGTTGCTGCACATCATCTGCCCTTGCAGTTGCAGCGGCCCCCGTCCCAGGTCAGGAGTATCCTCGGGCCGGTAGCTTGTGATCTTGCTTTCAATGCAACCAGGGCCATCTAGCGTGATCTGCTCTGCCCCCATGCAATAGATTCCGTTCTCCGGATCCGTCCGGATAATCTGGCCCTGGCCTACGGCCTCGCAGTCGAGGCTGGCCTCCAGTTCCAGAGTGCCGTGTTTGATGGCGTAGTCGATCTCCTTGTTGTAGTCGCGGATCTTTAAACGCCTCGCAGTCTCATCAATGACCACCGGCTCAAGCCTATCGCCCCAGCCAGTTGCTTCGTTTCCATCCCAGTTTTCAGCTGTCCCGTCGATATGGGACTTGACCAAAGCGAGGGTTTCGTTTGGCGTTGACCATTGTGAATGCCCCATGATACCTGGGAGCAGAGATGCAGATGCCTTACAGTTGTCGGTAACCTTACCAACCATTTTAAAATCTCCAGTTTTTACTTGTTCAAAGTGACCGCAGCGATAGCAACCAGGGCTGCGGCTGCTGCGACCTTGATCGTGATCAGAGCCATCAAGATCCACTTGGGCGGCTTCCAGTGTTCGACCTCCCTATCTGATTTCATGCAGTCGAACAGGGCTGCATCAAAATCATCCAGGTTGTTTTTATCAAACGGGTCCATATTTACCTCCTTTCAATTCTGTCGATGATCAACTTGACTTGCTGCGGGTGCCATGTCGGGCGTCCCGAGGGCGTCTCAATCTTGCGCTCGGTCAGTTCCTGGGCGATTCCCCGCAATGATGTAATTCCGAATGACTTGATCCGCTCGATGACGGGATAGACATTCTCGGCGTTCTCGTTTGCTTTCACGGTGCGCGCTGCTCGACCAGCTGCTGCGACTGCCCTGATGTTCTTGCTTCCCAGCTTCTTGCCCTTGGCTTTCAATGCGGCCAGGGCGGCTTTTGTGTTTGTTGAAATGTCCCGCCTGACTTTCTGCCCAACCGCTGCGATGATGTCGATAGTGAATTCATCAGCTTCCGGCATGTCAGCGGCCACTAACTCAACTCCGCTCTCTAAAACAGAGGCGACCAGAAAGACAGACCTTGCCAACCGATCAACTCTGGCGACCAGGAGCGCCGCTTTTTTCCTCCGGCAGAGATCGAGGGCCTTTTCGAGTTCAACCCTGTCATTCTTGCCGCCACTCTCGACCTCGGAGAACTCGGCCAGGATCTCCGCGCCTCGCGCAGCCGCCAGATCCTCGACGGCTTTGCGCTGCGCTTCCATACCCAAGCCAGCGATCCCCTGCTTGTCAGTGGAAACCCTGAGATAGGTAACGTATTTCATGCCGATTTTCCTTTCTCTTTTTCAAAAAACTGGAGAGCATCTTT